TGTAGCTCCGTCTCGTGGGCTCGGAGATGTGTATAAGAGACAGGTCATATGTACCATTAGCAGCCAAAGCGACAATAACAGCGTTCAGCAGGCACAGCACCACGCCCTGTACCGTCAGAGCAGAGCCGTTAAAGGCTTCGGCTCCGATGAGGATGGCCACAGAGATGATGTAAGCAAGCAGCTGGGTGTTGATGTTCTTGAGGGGGGTCTGCTTGAGGAACTGGGTAATGATTGTGACCATCATTACAGCGCCTGCGTAAGTACCAAGGGAAGTCCAAGTTACAAATTCGTTCATTTTATGTCCTCCTTAAAGGAATTTGAGTTCGCCACGAATACAGCGGTCGTGGACGCTCTTAATGTTGCGGATCGCTGCATCCGCTTTGGAATTGATGTAGACATCTTCGTGCTCCACACAGTACTCTGTGTAGTTGTCGATATCCTCCAGCACATTGTTGAAGGATTCTTCGCTGTGGTTCGCCCCACGGCGCAGCTCGTCCGAAAAGCGCAGGATGCGGATGCGGCACATATCTGCCCGGTAGCGTTCGTCAGAATCAATATGCTGTTGCAGCTTATTGTCCAAGGCTGCCATACCGGAGATAATCTGATCCTGCTTGTCCTGCTTGCGGTCAATACGATGCAGCAGCCAGCTAATGACGGTAGCCAATGCGCCGGAGCCGAGGAGGGCCAGTGCAATTTCCATGGGTTATGCCTCCTCAAAATACTGGCCTATAAGCTCATGCGGCAGGTAATACAGCACGATGGTGCCTGTTTCATTCAAACGCTTGCAGAGGTAGGTTTTGCTGTCCTCCGGGTCGAGGTAATACTTGCCGTACTCGTATTCCATACCCTTCGATGCCGGGATTGGGTCATCAATAGTGCCAGGAGAGCTGATATTAACGACCACCCACAGCGCAGGAACAACTTGGGGTTCCCAGTCCGCCTGTGAGGTATGGGCCTGCAAGCACTTGTATACCTTGCCACCGTGTCGTCTGCGGTCACCCACCGCATACTTGGTGCCAGTTTCCCATGGTAGGAACAGCATGGGGTTCTTTGCTGCATCAGCGTCAGCCATGGCACCAGTCACGCTGTCAATGCTCGTCCGAATCTCCTGCGCCTGCTCTAAGATGTCATTCCGCATTGGCTGCTTCCTCCTTTTCTTCGGTTTCTACGCCGAGGGTTTGAAGAGCTGCTTTCAGATGTTCCAGCTCTGCTTCCTGCTTTGCTTTTACTTCTTTGGCTTTTTCTGTGTAATAGCCCATTAGTTCACCCCCATAATGTTAAGAGCATTAAGTGTATCAAGGATATAACTTTCGCCAGAAAGTGTTTTCCACTGATTTGTAGTTGTATCGTAAATATAAGCATTTGTGAGTTGAGCGATGTTGTTTGAATCTCCGATGTAAGCATTTCGTAAGTAGGCTTCAAATTCGGATTTTTGACCTTTTACGACTGTGAATGGATTGTCAAAACCAAAGTCTGCTTGTAGAAATAAATGATTTTGTTGCAAAACAGTCGATTGTGTAAATGTTTCTACTGAAGAAACTTCATAACCACCAAGAAGATAAAATTTATCACCAACAAATCCACAGCAAGCTGATACTCTACTTGCGTGCAATTCAGACTCAAGCACGTCAACGGCCAAGTTATCTAAATTTACACGAATTATCTTTTTTTGATACTGAGTAGAATCTATATTTCCAAAGATATATGCATAGCTACCGATTCTACAGCACCTATTTGCTTGGTTCACCATATAAGGTAGTACATTGTTATTCTGAGTATATTCTTGTGTATCGACATCAAATGTCTGTATAGACTTCCGTGGGTCAAATGAGACTCTTGTTGTGCCTCCAAATACATAAACTTTGCTTCCTACTGCAACACAAGCTGCATTATAGGTTCCTTGAGCTTGTACTGGCATATTTCCATGATAAGTAAATTTTTCTGTTGTTACATCGAAAACTGATACAGTAGCAGAGTTTGTACTTCCAATAAATGAGCCAACAAGAAATATTTTATTGCCACTAACACAGCCACTTGAAAAATAGTATACTTGCGAACCGGGAAAGGGATAAGAAACATTTCTTAGTGTAGTTTTTTCTCCTGTTTCCAAATCAAACTTATCTACATACTCGGAATCTGCTCCAACATTATGATTAAAAGTATATATGTATTTGCCAACAGTAAATGCGAGTACATAATATTGGTAAACCAGGTCTGAATAAAAAGTCGTTTTTTCTCCCGTTGTTACATCATATCTATATATATCATTTTGCTGGCTACCTATATATGGACAAACAGAATAAATATAATTACCGTATGAACACATTTGCGGGTAGTCATTTCTAAGCTGAGAAAAACCAACTGTCCAATTCTTTGTCTCCGTGTATTCATTTCCATAATTCAAAACAGGACTGCATTTCACGAAGTCTGGCTTACTTACCAACGGAACCCATAGTTTGCTTGTATCTACGGGAGGGGTGGAACCAAAGTCAATGTTCAAATCAGCTCCACCACCACCCAATGTAATAGGATTTCCTAAAATACTCATATTCACCCTTTCCGGGGTGAGTATTTAGTTCACCCCTAATATATTTAGTGCGTTCTGCATATCCGCTATATAGCTTTCACCGGAGAGGGATTTCCATTTAAGGTCTTTGCTGTCGTAGAGATATGCGTTTGTTAATTGTGCTATATTGTTGCTGTCACCAAGATAGGCATTGATTACCTTGACCTTTAAGTCTGTATCTTTGGATTTAAGCGCCGTCCACAGTCCATCGTAGCCATAGTCTTCTTGCAAGAACAGGTGGTTGTTAGTAAGGGGAGTTTCAACGACAAATTTCGCTGTATATGGAACTTTTGCAACCATATAACTCCCACTTTTCGATGCATTATTAGGAGCGCATATTATATACTTTGCTTCGTTTATTTTATAAAATAATGCCCATATACTAACTTGCGGAAGAACAGTAGAAAGCTGCGTAAATTGATTTGTAGCTGTGTCAAATTTATAAATAGTATTTATTTGCGAATCGGGAATGTCATTATTAAAATCTGTTGAAGAGCCACCAAAACAATAAATGTATCTGCCATAAGATATGCAGGTCATCCCAGCAACATTAACAGGATATGTTGTTACAGATACACATGTATCATTTGAAATATCATAAGCATACACACCATTTTTAGGAGAATATTGTTGTGCTCCTCCCATTATGTATATCTTCGAACCAACAACACATGTCGTAAACATCTTTCCCGGTATTGGAATTTTTGCATTTGATATCAATGCAGAGTTCGTATTTAAGTCAACTATTTTAATTGAGTTGGTTGTGTTAGCGTAAGATATGCGTATTCCACCAAACAGGTACAATTTATTATTGGCGTATTCCATCGCCATATAGTTAATTTCTGAAGCGCCTAACGAAGAGTCGAAAGGCAGAGAACAAATTTTTTCTGCTGTTTTTGTAGTTAAATTGCTTTTAATTATAGAATTACTATAACCCGTTCCCGAAATTGATGTGGAATTTATCGCACAATAAACAATGTTCCCGTGTTGACAAAAAGAATAGTGGCCTGCGTTTGATGAAGACCCATCGTGACCTAAAACAGAATTCATTGTTACTTGGTCAACAACATTCGTTTCAATATTCAATCTTTTTAATGCTGTACCGGAATACCCCCAATACAAATAATTTTCATACTGAAATGAAGAAGACCAGCTGCCACGTGCGCTTGCAAATTCATTGCCAGTTCCAATCTCAGAATAATTACTTAAATACTCACTTCCAAATGCCAATTCTGGCTTACACTCAACAGCATCAGGCTTTTTCTCCAAAGGCACCCATAGTTTAGTTGTGTCTGTCGGAGGGGTAGAACCGTAATCAATGTTGAGTTTTACCCCCCCCCGTTGGTAATAATTGGATTCCCATAGATGATGCTCATGCGGTTACCTCCGTTATCGTTACCTGTACCGCCATATCCGCATTGGGCTTTTCGCCCATTGCTTTGGCGGTAAGGGTACCATTGTTGTTCTCAATCCAAAGGGCAGATGTGCCGCTGTCTATGATAACGCCAAGAGCGGTTGCGTCCATCTGGATATCCACCTTGCTATTGGCAGTAGTCCCAAGGCCGGTTACCGTCTGGCTGTAGGGGCTTTCGGAGCCGAGCCAAGATGCCGCAGGAAGCGAAAGCTGCTTAATAACAACCGCCCGGTTTATCTTGTACTCCATCTTTCCGATGGCCTGCGTTACCGTATCTGTTGTGGTTACATTCTGCCGGGAGGTTGCCTGCTTGTAGCCGGGGATTTTGATTTGGCTGCCGGTGTAATCGCCGGTTTGCGGTGTCACCGCTCCGGTGCGGCCGTTAAAGCTCGCAACAGTACCGGGGCTGATGGTGTGCGCTACATACTGCAAATCGGAGATCATTGTGGGCTGGGCTGTGTAAGTGGCTATCGGCAGCTGGTACACAGTACCGCTTGCATTGATATCCTCCTGCACCAGCGCCGGAAGCGGGTCTTGCGCCTGTGTCACAAAAGAAATCGGTGCTTCGGTGTTTGCCATGTCAATTTGGATAAGCAATCGACCGGGGACAGAGCCGCTGGTCGGAAGCGTCGCATTGATCGTTTGGGCTTCCACAACAAAGTTTCGGCCGAGGATTATACCACGGCCATCGGAAACATTTATGATGTTACCACCCTGTGTAGTTACTTCAACGCCAGTAAAGATGCCGCTGTCGTTGATAATGTGGTTGTACAGATACGCATCATCCGTTGGAGTTACGATAGATGCGTTATACTGGAGCAGCGTTATCATGCGTTTGCCCTCCTTTCAAGGATCAAAATTTTGGTAAGGTCGGCACGGACAACGCCGAAGGTCATTTTTGTAACATCCTGCGACCTTGCATAGCCGGTAAGGATAGATTTGTAACTACTGTCGCCATCAATGACCAAAACCTCTGTGCCGATGGCCATCGAGGTATCAAGTACGCCACAGTCGTTTCGGGCAGTCAGCTCGATCATGTTGTCATACTTTTGCGGGCTTAACGCTTCGTAAGCCTTTTTGTATGCAGCAGATTCAAAATTGATATCCGTTTCCAAAAACTGCGCCGCAAAAAACACAGGTGTAATTCTGTCCGTGTTGTTTGTGTCGACCTTGCCGTTAGGATGCAGATAGTAGGTTATGTGTTGCGATTCATCGGCCTTGTTGTAGATGGTCACCTTGTTCAGCTGGCCTGTGCTGTCGCCGATGATGATGTTTTTATCCACAATGGCCTGTAGGTTTGTTTCGATTACCGCAGTTCCGCTGACCTTGCCCACCTTAACAGAGATCGTCTTTTTCTGCGGGTCAAAGCTCATGTTGACAGCTACGCCGTAAACCGTCAGAGATTTCGTGATGATTTCGTAAAAGCTGTGGATGTTGTCCTTTAGGTTGAGCGCCCCGGTCGTTTCGGAGGTCGTTTCCACCGTCATACCGGATATGTTTTGCAAAGCATCTCCCGAAGAAACAAAGTTATCTCGGATGATCGAAGCAATAAAAGGCTCGATCTTTGCAGAGGTCGTGCGGTCGAAATATACCTCTGCGTCAAAAAGCGACATAAGAGGCTGCGCCGATATCGTTACGCCCGTTTTATCTGTTTCCACATCGTCAACGATCCCCTGATAAGCTACATTCCCGTTTTGGTCTGTGACGCTTATAAAGTCGCCCTTTTTTGCATCCAGCTTTACAGCCCGGAGAGTAGTTTTTTCTACGGTCAGGTAGTCAAACTGTATCTCCGGGATTTCAATCGGAGCAAAACTTCGGAATGTGAAATCCCTTGCGAATACTTCGCACTTAAACAGAGTATGCAAGTTTCTCCACCTCCACATATGCTACGATATCCGATGTGCCGTCGTGCGAAAATGTCAAAGTGCTTTCTCCCGGCGGAGCATAGATAAATCTTCCGGTCGAAAAGTCGCTGGACTGGTACAGGTTTTGGATGTATGTCCCGTCGAGCGCATACTCTGCAATCTCCATTGTTGCAGGGTCAGCATCAACAACGAGTTTGTGTCCTTCAGGGATTGTTGCGGTTACTTTTCCGACCGCTACACGGGTACCGGCCTTGATAAGCGCCCAAGCAGGATTGACGACCGGGCCGAAGATTTGCAGCTTGCACGGTGATGCCAAATCCCCGTTTCTTATTTTTGCAGTTCCTGTTGCTGTTTCTGCGTAATAATAAGGATAAGTATAGCTATACCTTTTAATCCCTTGGTCTGGCGCTTGACTTTGCGTTATCTTAACAGCTTCATGCCAAGTCCCGAAGCAGAGAAATGTAATCGGTACTGCCAAATAGCCGGATTTCAGCTCCGACTTATCCGCAGACTGCACTTCGCACTTGATTTTGTACCATGTGTCCAGCGGGGAATACATCAGGTAAAGCGGGCCTTTTGTCACGAACGAAATAAACGCCTGATACCGGGAATAGTCGAAGAATATCATTTCGCCTGTCACGGCATACTGGTTAAGGAATTCATCCGATATCAGCCATGCGCTTCCGGCTTGGATGGTGGAGTAGGTTTTGCCAAATCCTAATCCACCAGGCGCATTGAAGTACGCCGTTTTGTCCATCAAATCCCATTCGGCGCCGACACCGTTCTTGAGCTTAAATTTTCTCATCAGTAAGCCCTCCCGAGTGCGCGGTTTACTGCCTGCACCAAATTGCGGGCAGCAGTTTCACCAGCAGCGTTGTCGTAACCATTAAAGGTGTTGTTCATCTCGATGGTAATTCCACCACGGCCTGCGTCACCGTTGAGGGGCATAACATGAGCACGCCCACCCGCCATGGTAAGCAGCTCCGGCCCGGCTTCGCCGACGATGGCGCTGCCGGAGGACAAAACTCCGCCCTTGGCAAGATAAGCAATCTTTCCGATGGTCGGAATATTAAATCCGAGGGACTTACCGCCCAAAACAGGAACCCAGTCAGGGACATCAAAGTGGATCTTATTCAGACCGTTTATCATCCAGTTGATTGCGTCAATGACCATGTTGATTAGTGCAATGATGCCGTTAAGGGGCGCTTTTGCAATGGCAACAAGCGCCGTAAAGATTCCATTAAAGATTTCCTGCACACCTTTCCATGCTCTTTCCCAATCTCCAGTAAAAACGCCACGAATAAAATCGATAATCCCATCGAAAACAGCCTTTATGGATTCCCAAACGGATTTTACCGTTGCGAAGAAGAAATTTAAGATTTCCCCCAATACCCCAAACGATTCCGACCAGTCAGTCGTAAATACGCCCTGCAAGAAATCATCCACACGCTGGAGAATGGCTTGTATCTCGTCTCCCTTCGTTGCAATCAGAGCAACAAGACCGACAATAGCCGCTATGATAAGAACGATTGGATTTGCAATTATGAAATTTATGGCCGTTATCAGCGCCGGGATAACCGTTCCAGTTATAAAGCTGATGGCTCCGGCAATTCCCGAAATAATACCTGCAATCGGGGAAATCGCCGCAATAAGACCGCCGACAATAAGGATCGTCTTTTTGACCCCATCGTCGAGGTTTGAAAACCAATCGATTGCATTTTGAAGCCCTGCGACAATTTTATTGATAATCGGCAGCAGGATATCACCGATGGAAATCGCCAAGTTATTGAGCCCGTTTCGGAGGATTTTCATCTGGCTTTCGGTCGTTGCGTATCTTTTGCTTGCCTCGTTGGAGAGGGCAATATTTTCGTCCCATGCAGTATTTGCGGTTGTAACAGAATCGTCCAATACATCGGACGCAAGGGCTAACGCACGAAGCATATTAGACTGGCGAATCCCGGAGAGCCCCAATTTATCCAATACGGCGATTGTGTCCTCTCCATTTTCGTTCATCTTCCCAAGCCCGCCGATGAAAGCACTGATTGCGTCTATCGGTTCATTGCCCCACATATCTGCGAATTTAGAAGCAGATACACCAGCGATCTTTGCAAATGTTTCAAGATCATCACCGCCAGCAGACACAGCCTTGCTTATTGCGGTCATTGTTTGGGTCATTGCCGTACCGCCTGCCTCTGCGTTGATGCCAACCGAGGACATTGCGGTAGACAATGCAAGGATATCCTGTTCGGACAACCCGGCAACTGTACCAGCAGACGCAAGGCGTGTAGCCATCTCAACAATATCGCGCTCTGTTGTGGCAAAGTTATTGCCAAGGTCAACAATGGTACTGCCGAGTTTGGAGTATTCATCAGCGGTCGTTCCGGTAATGTTGGCAAATTTGGCAAGTGCAGAGGCAGCTTCATCAGCGGAAAGGTTTGTTGCTTCGCCCAAGTCGATCATGACGCGGGTAAAGTCAAGTACATCATCGGTGGCAATACCCAACTGTCCAGCAGCTTCCGCAACCGCCGCAATCTCCGTAGTGGACGCAGGAATTTCTTCTGCCATGTCCAATATGCCCTGCCGGAGTGCCGCAAGCTGCTCTGTAGTGCCGTCTACTGTTTTTTCAACGCCAGCAAAGGCGCTTTCAAATTCTACAGCCGCTTTTGTGGCCGCCACTCCTGCGCCTGCAAAGGCCAAAGATGCCGGTGCAAACTTCTTTGCAATGTTCCCGGACTTTTCTGCTATTGCTCCGGTAACCGCTGAAACCTGTGCAAGTGCCGCACGGCTCTTGGACGCTTCGGCCTGTAGGTCTTTCAGCTTTAGTTCGGCGCTGGTCAGTTCCCGGACTAACTCACGGTATTGTTTTTGGTTGACCTCCGTACCTTCTGCCATTTCCTGATCCGCTTTCTTTTTGGCGTTTCGGAGGCTTTCAACCTTGTTTTCTGTATTTTTGATTTGATCCCCGAGCAACTTCTCCTTTTGCTTGAGCAGGTCAATATTGGTCGGGTCGAGTTTCAGCAGGCGATTGACTTTATTAAGCTCCGATTGCGTCCCACGGATTTCGCTGTTCAGCGAGCTGATCGCTTTCGACAATCCCTTTGTATCGCCGCCGATTTCAACAACGATGCCTTTAACATTTTCAGCCAATCTTACCACCTCCTGCGAAGAAATCACGCAAGCCGCCGGGTCTGCCCTTTATGGCATACTGTTCTGCGTCGTTGGCCTTTTCGATCATCAAATCATAGACCATTCCGCAGGTCATATCCGAAAGCGCTTCATCGGTCAAACCCAATTCAGCACAGCGGAGCATAAAGGTTGACCCGGTGGGCTCACGCACGGTTTGTTTTATTTTTTTTTTGGAACAGCGGTAGTCTTGTTGTTCAGGCTCCAAAGCTCCAAAATGGCAGGGAGCACTTTATAGATGGAAAACATCTCAAACTGCTCCAGCCACTCGTCAACATTGTCCGGGATGGACCCGTCATATTGCCGAGCCATGATAAAAGCGACATCCTCAAAGATTTCAAGATCGCTTACGGAAAAAGACCCGTCATCGGATGTCGCTGCTGTTTGTAGCTTTTGCAGGTCTCGGACAATGTCCCGACCCACCTTGTGGCGGTAGATGCGTGGGGTCAGCGCATTAGCGCACAACCCTACACTTTTTCCGTCGATCTCGATTACTTTGTTCATTTCAGCCTCCAGTCGTCGGAGTGAATACGGCGGTGTACCAGCCGTTCACGGTCGCCTCCGGGGTCTCCGCCGTAGTGTAGGCAAGGGAGTTGCCGTTTGCCAGCGGAGAAGCGGTGATGCTGACGGTCTGCGTCTGCGGCTCTACGCTCTCGGTCGTGGTGTTCAGCTCACGGGTAGGCCGAGTGCAGGTGCAGTTGTAAAGAACAAACTTCGTCCCGTTCACATCGCCCTCCTCTTGGAACAGCAAGGCGAAGGACTTGGGCTGAATGTTCGCATTCTCGATCATCACCTTGCTGGTGGTGTCAAGAGTGTAACCGAAAACATCCTTGAGGAATGCCTCGGGGAAAACGGCGACTTCGAGATCGCCGGTGTAGCCGCTGTTCGCCACGGCCACAAAATACTGAATGTTGTCCGCATAAAACGGGGTGGTATCGCCGGAAGGCTCCAAAGACAGGCTAACTGCGCCGGGGATGGCTACGGGAGTGCCATAGGTGTTATTTTCCCCGTCGAGGATAGCGTAATGGACATTCGAGATACCGAATTTAACTTTATCAGCCATTTTTACACCTCGATTTCATAAACTACTTGGTTACATTGTTGATCCTCAATGTAACTCTCGGACTTCTGCCAAAACAGAGAGGACAAGGCCTGTTCGACTTTGCCCTCTGCTGTTAGGTCTTTATCTTTTGTGTAAAGCTCAACCTGTATATGGTTGATGGGGTGATACACCACATTGTCAGCGCCAAAATTATTGGAGTAGGAGACGCGATAGAGGATATACGGTAACTTTTGCGGCTTATTGAAGTAACCGTAAGCTACGGGCATCCTCGTCTGTTTTAACAGGGAATTGACCTCTTGCAGTGTCATCCTTTCTTAATCACCACCTTTACACGGGTTAATAGTTTCTGCTCTGCCTTTTGCTCCGCTGGGCCGATGTGGGGGAATGGGCGGGCAGAGCCTTTTGCGGTTCCGCCTGGGCCTGCGTGACCATGTTCCAGCAAGTGCGTGAGCTGGTAATCCGTTTTGTTGAAAATTCGCATACGGATATCGCTGTAGCTCTCATATGCGACCTTGTCACGCCAACCGGCCTTATAATCGCCGGTCTGTACCGGGCTGCCGGTCACAATGTCTTGGCGGCATTCCTTTGCCACCTGCCGAACCTCTTTTTTTACGCCATCCGTAACGGCCTGGTCATAGTTTTTCAGTTCGGACAGGATTGCCGTTGCCAACTCATCCGGTCTAACCGTTTTCGACATCGTTGCCCACCTTTTCCTCAAGGTACAGCTCTATTTCATCGCTGCCTGTTGCAAAATAGGTGCGATAAATGGAATAGCGTGTGCCGCGCCACTCGGCTAATTTCTGCCCAGCATAGTTGGCGATAGGAGTAACCGCCACAAGGGACGGCTGCAAGCCGTTTTGACCGGCGGAATAGAACTCCGCCCGTGTAGCGGACTGCAGCCGCGCCCAGACCTGTGTTGTGGTTTCTGTGGCAATCTGTACCCCGATATCGTTCTGCTCAAAGGTTTGGGAGATTAATGTAATGAGATCATCCAAATCAATCACCCACCTTTTGCTCAAACAGCCGGTTGTTGAGTGCCCACCGGAGCATCCGGGGCATTGCTACGACCTTTTCCCGGCGTTGCCGGTAAAGGTAGGCGGCGTACATCTCCACCAGCATAGCATCACCGGTGCTGGTGGAAAGTACGATTCCCTCGGTAGCGATATACTCCTTGGCAGACGCGATCAACGCCGACAGGTAATCGTCAAGCGCTGTTGTGGAAAGTTGCAAATCAACCTTCAAGATCACGAGGATATCAGCGTCTGTCATGCTTTAACCCCCTTTTAGGAAGCCTTGGTTACATTGACTGTGTAAACAACGGTCTCGTTGCCATTCTTGACAGTAACGGTCAGAGGATGGGCAGCGCCATCAGCCAGCCAGGTAACAGAGCCGCCGTTCTTCACATTGGCGTTGTTGTAGGCAATAGCGACCTGCGCACCAGCAACCTCGGTAGTGGCGTTTACTGCAGCAGTCGCAGCGGAAGCGGTAGCGGTGTAGCTCAGCACATCGCCATCAAAAGCAGGGCTGAGGGACAGGTTTCCAACGGTCAGAGCGGACAGCTTGGCGTTGTTGGCGGTATCAGCCGCAAAGGTCATGGAGGTGGTTACGGAAGCGCCGTTAATGTTGATCGCCACAAAAGCGCCGGGGATAACGGGCATACCGTCAGCACGCTCTTTGCCGCGGAATACGGTGTTGTCCTGAATGAACTGAACCTCGCGGGATGCTTCGATGGTCATGCCGGAGCGCTGCGCCCACAGGTACAGGTCGCCATAGCCGCCAACGATGTCGCCATCGGGGATAAATTCGAGGATTTCCACATCACCGCCGATGATGGGCATGGTCATACCGTCAAAGGTGACATACCGGCCCAAAGCGGTAGCAAGGATTGCCTTGGACTGCAGAGTAGCCAGGGTCTTGCTATTCATAGCCCAGAAGCGCTCGCCGCGGGAATAGCGGGTGAAGGTGTTACCAGCAGCAACAGCAAGCGCAGCCCAGAAAGCCTCGCCGGTGGAAGCAGTGGGAATGGTGATGATGTTGGAGGTGTGCAGGTCAACCCAAGCAGGAGCATTGGCCGGGTAATCGCTGGGTTTGCTCTCCTGCGCCAGACGCGTCACAATACCGAGAGGCATCTTCTGACCAGCGCCCTTGCCGTACAGGATGGCCTTATCCTTGGCAAGGCCGATAGCCTCGGACAGCATCTCGACGATCCAGGAGGCGAGGTTTACATCGTTATCCTCCAGCAGGGAATTACAAACAGGAACATAACCGGCAACCTTGAAGCCGTCAAGAGTGATCTGGTTAAAACTGAAGGTCAGCTCATTGATGGCACCGCACATTTCAGTCCAAACGGCCTCGGGGACAGTACCGGCAATGGTCTGACGGGCTTCGCCATTGACATTGCGGATGCGGACCCGACGCATCAGTTTGGAGTAGCGATACATATTCTCGGCAATGAGGTCGAGGAATACAATAGGGATGGTCAGCTCACCACCGGTGATATCTCTCTTGCTGCGGGCAGCGTTACGAAGCTCCGCAAAGAAGGTCTGCACATCGGGCTGAGCTACGATAGCGTCACGCTGCTCTTTGGGAAGAGCGTCAAAGGCGCGCACATTCATGGGGAGGGAGCGAATGTTGATGGTATTCATGGTAAAATCATTCCTTTCGTCTTTCTTTTCTGCTTTGGGTTCAGCCTTGGGAGGATCCTTTTCGGCATTTTCCAAATCTTCCTCAAGGCCCTTGATTTCTGCGGACAGTTTTTCTTTTTCGGCGTTGTGGGCATCCTGTTCCTCGGTAAATTTGTTCATGGCGTCCTCAACAGCCTGCTGCTCCTCATCGGTGGTAGCTTCGCCGATTGCTTTTTCGATTTCAGCGGAGCGTGTTGCAAATTCTGCGTCTTTAGCTACCAGTGCCTCAAAAGCTGCTCTTTTCAGTTCCAGCTTTTTGGCAATCATAATGGATTTCAGTGCCATGTCAGCACTCCTTTCTTAGCTTTTTGAGGGCTTCGGCCCTCCATTGGTCGAGCTTGCGCTCGTTGATCTTTTCAAGGTCTTTTTTCCGAGCCTCTACCATGGTGTCCTCGTAGGCCGGGAAGGTAACGACCGATACCTCATACAGTTTGACTTTGCGAATAGTCCACACGGTTGTGCCATCTGGCCGGATTTCGGTTTCCTCGTCAAGGATGTCAAAGCCGAAAGAACATTGGGAAACATCCCCACGCTTTACGCGCTCATAGGCGTTCATGGCGTCCTGATCCGCTTGATTAATGAGGATGGACCCCCAAAGGCCCAAATCGTCAACGCGGAGGGTCAGTGTACCAGCTGTTGTTCTGCCAAGCACGATTGTGGTATCATGGTTAACCAGCGCCCGAATATCATCACCGAGGGTACCATCAAAGGCTCCTCGGTCAATGCGCTCGATGGCTTTATCCCACATCCGGTATTCGCCGGTAAAGGTGGCGAAATAGCCCTCAATGTAGAGGTTTCCATCAGCAGCGCGGGTTTTGAAGTCGCCACTGCGGCTGATTGCCTGTCTTGCTCCTACCATTTACTCACCTCCTCCGTTTAGTTTTTTCTGATCGCCAAGGCGGTCCGCGGGAATGTAGTTTTCAAGGGCCAAAAGCTCATCCATCCCCTCGTGCGGAGTAAGCCCAACCCAACTGCGCCACTCGTTCCGTGTCATTGCCATGCGGTCAACCATTTCCGCGCCAGCTTTGATGGTTTCCTCCAAGGAATAGTTGTAGAGGGAGCGGACATTGAAGCGGAAAAAGTAATCCGGAGATACGAGCAGCTTTCGGCTAAACTCCTGCTCCAAAATCTGTGCAATCGGCATGATACGGGAAGAAATAAAGTTGTTCCATTCGTCTCGCTTGAACTCGCCAACGCCCAAAACAAAAGGCGGCACGCCAAGAATGGTTGCCACCGTCGTTTTATCCAGTTTTACGAAGTCTGCCAGCGCAAGATCAGATAGAGTAAGGGGCCTTACCTGTTCCACCGAGAATTGCTCGGCAGGAATCAGCCAAGGTTCCCCGGCTTTATTGCTTGCAACAAAATCGCCAAGGAGCTTTGCACGCCCCTCCGGGTCAGAAAACTCGTCCGTCAGCGAATCCACCTTCACGATAAGAGACGGTTTCCATTCACTGGCCATGAAACCATTTTCTGTTTTCGCCGCTTGCTTGAGGTTATTTGCCACATCGGCCAGCGCAATGCTGTACCCAGTGCCTTGCCATGGGTAGTAATTGCTCGGATTTATGGCAAAATGCAGCACATCCTTCGGGTCATAGGGTTTCCCAGATATTTCGATGCTATAATACCGTTCCCCATTCGGTACAAATGCTACAAACGCCGCCGGAATCGGGTCAAGCCGCCGGAGCATCCCCTTCCGGGTCTTTGGGAGCACTACAGCGTTCCCCCGGCCATCCAGCAGCATTGTTTTGATGATCCACTGGATAAAGTTTGACCGACCCATGTAGCTGTTCGGCTCGATATCAACCACACGAGACAGCCCATTTTTAACCCGGATATCTCCACTATCGGTGTTTTGCATCAGATAGATTGTCATACTTCCAATTAAAGACGCAATCCTATCAACAGCGGCACAGATTTCCGGGTTGTGCGCAAGGTCTGTATAGCCGGAACAGGTTAGGTCTTTCCAGCCGGTTCCATCACACAGGCATACAGCGCTCCGCGTTTGGGGCTTATCCCGAGAGCGGAAGCGCTCAAAAAAATTTGCCATGCTCATTTATCACCCCACCATTTCTTTCCTGCTTTAGATTTATCCAAAGCCTCCAAGTACCGCACCGTGGCGAATACGGAGGCATCGAACACATCAATTCGGTTTGTCGGTCTTACCTTGTCGTACTGGATCATGTCGTCTGTCTTTTCGACGGCCGAGACATTCCCAACACAATACTCATATGCTTCGGAATGCATATAGTACAGCGTCCCATTTTTGGCGCTCTGCTCGATATGCCGGAAACCTTCTGATTTCCTGTAAAAATACTGCGGTTGGTCGATAATGTTAAACCCAGCCGATTTCATGCCAATGAAATACTCTCGGCAGAATTTACGGTCATGCCCCACCTGTCGTATTCGGAAACCGCGCTTTCGCATTGTAACAAACCAGTTGACAACATCGGCGTGGTTTACGGTTGGACTGTTGCACATGGTCAAAAGTCCATCATCGGCCCAGCCGAAAAGCGGTATACCATCCTCGTCGGCCTTAACATGAGCCTGCACCACAGGGAACCAAGCGTGACTGATGATGATATCCACGCCTTTGTAATTTCCAAAAAGCGCAGCCGCCGTTAGGTCGTGCATTTTTGAGAGGTCTGCACCACCGTACCATTCTATTGGGAGCTTGGAAAGCTCGTCCAGCGTCCAGTTGTATTTTTCATCGCTTCGCCGGAATTCGTCGAGGTTGAAATAGGACTTGATAGCCCCGGTATAGACATTGAGAGACTTTGCGAAGAAATCTTTCCGCTGCTGCGGGTCATTCTGCGCCTGCAAGCTATCGTTTAGAATTTCCTCCGGCCGGATGGAAACGCCATAGGCCGGATTGGCCATCTCATGTACCAGGGGATTGGTATAGTCGATATTTCCTTCCTCATCCGGATTGGCGCAGCACATAAAGATAAAATATTGTTCGTCCTTGATGGTTCCATCCAGCACCTTTCGGCAGTATTGCAGCCGCTGCCCAAGGAAGCCCTGTTCGTTATCGCCAGCCGTGGAAATACCTATCAGCAGCTTGTTGGTGTAGGCTTTCATGGCTTCCTTAAAAAGGTTGTACTGCTTAGGCTTGGTAAAAGCGTGGATTTCATCGCAGATCGCAATATTGCAGTTAAGAGAATCCTGCGCATCCGGGTTTGCAGCCAGAGCACGGATAAAAAACGAGCCGTCTGGAAGCTCTGCCTCCATTGAGTGCTCGTTGTTGTTGTCAATGATCTTTACACCGCCGCCATGCTTCTCGTCCTCGCCCATAAGCCGGATGTTATAATCCAGAAAATTAAAGCTTTCAAGGGACTGCATCAGAGCCGCGGCCGATATGTAGGTTTTGGAACCGCTGCGCCGGTACCACAGGGAAAGCGCCCATGCGAGGGAAGCGGCAAAACTGGTTTTGATGTTCTTTCGCGGGATAAAAATAAGGGCTTCATGAAACCGCACCACATCGGTGCCTTTCAACTTAAACCCAAGAAGATTGTATATGATGAATTTGTGAAACGGCTCCAACAGGAACGGCTTTCCCCGGAGCGGTGTACCGTCCAGCTTTTCCCCCTGCTGGTGGCAGAGGGTCTTTTCGATGATTTGAATACAGAACTCCGGCCCTTTCGGCGCGAAATCGTACTCGTCATTATCGAGGTCAGCAAAGAAACGGTCAACAGCCTGCCGCAATTCCTTGCAAGCGACCTTTCTCCCGTCTCTGATGCTTTCGGCATACTCAAGGACTACGGGCCAGTTCTTACCCTTAATCTGTCTCAAGGCTGGCAAGAGCAGCGGCAAGGCCGCCCTTTTCCTCCTTTTCCTTCACTCCGCCGGTCATTTTGCGGAAACTCGATGGAGTAAGCCCCAATTCGCGCCAGTATGCCAGTGCGCTCTTGTTGAGGTCGTCCCACAGAATCAACAGAGGGTTTTTTACCATGTTTGTGGCGTTCCCTTTGTTGGTATATTCGATGACGGACTTACCGCCGGACTTTTTGAACTCGGCCTTGGTCTTATCCCGCTGTTCCAGTATCTCTGCAAGCGTTTCTACCGCAGATTGATAAGATGGGTCGGCCGTACCGAGTTTTTCCATCTGTTTTCCGATAGTTTCAACCCATTTTTCCTTTGTCATGGCTTCCCCTTTCTCAAAAATATACCGTAGAGTTGGAAAAAGTTCCCCCCGCCGGTCCCCATAGACAGGCGGAAGGCGCAACGGATAGGGGGGGTATCAGTAACGGCCCCTTGCTGCTGTTGCTTTTTCCGGGTGCTGCTTGTTATGGCAGCCCTCACACAGGCTTACTAAATTTTTATCTTCGTAAGCCAGCTCCGGGTACTCATCTGCGTGTTTGATATGATGCACAGTTGTAGCCTGTACCGCCTTTCCGTACCGCTTGCAGTGCTGGCACATATATCCGTCACGCCTTAATATCTGTTGGCGCTTCCTCCGCCACCTGGGAGAATTATAATCAAATACAATGTTCATTACCCGCCCTATCCCTCCCGGTGTCTACTATGCCGGGCTACCAATTATTGTTACCAAACTGTGGTTATCCGCTTAGTGCCTGTCTTGTTCCCGCACAGCAGGAGCGTCTGCGGCTGCTCATGGTCGCTCTCGCTGCTGGGCAGCAGCATCTTCCGGGCTGCGTAGCCTCCGTACTGCTGCCATGCGGTACAGCTAACCACTACCAGCTGCTTGGTACGGATAACATTGTTGTTACTGTCCACCACGATCTTTTTTGGCTTACTGATGGTGCCTTTGTGGGTATGGCCAACAATCAGAGCGTCAATGCCCTCTATGGTGTAGCCGAAGCGCTCATTGCGGTTGACCGTTGCACCGGTGTAAATGCCGCCGCCGGAGCCATGGGTAACAGCCATCGTATAGCTGGTGATAGGGATATCTCTTGTTACCCTGCGCCCAATCTCCAGTTTGAGGAATGCTATGTCCTCGGCGTAGTAGTCCTCCATGTCCAGCTTGCACATGATATCGCCCATAATGTCTTGGTCGGTGTCCCTGGATGTCCTCGCTTCGTGGTTACCGGATACCGCGCAGAGTATCTTATCCTTGATGGGCGTTAGCATTTCCACCATCATCTTTTTCTGCTCCCGCGGGCGGATATAATCCTCAAAGGGGCTTCCCACCGCGTTCCGGGTATTGTTGTTGATGAGATCGCCGCCAAGGATGAGATAAGCATCCTCCCGCTCTACCCGGCGGCAGAATGCTTGCCAGCCCTCTTTATCGTGTAGGATGCTGCCCAAATGCACATCAGATACCGGATATACCTTGATGGTGTCGCTCTGCGGGATTTTTCGGACTATTAAATCCATAGGTATCCCCTCCTTTATGGCATAAAGAAAGAGAGCGCCTTTCGGTACTCTCTGACTGCTTTTTTGTAAGGCAGACTATTGCGAACTTGCGGCCTGCCAGCGCGGCACCTTTTTTACGAAGGTCATGTATCTTCGGCCGATGGGATAACGGGGCATCGGCGACCCCGTAAGAAAGAGGTAAAACATGAAGGTGGAGCACCAGATAGGGCTTGAACCTATAACCCGCTGCTTACAAGGCAGCCGCTCTACCATTGAGCTACTGGAGCAGATCGCCGGGATTAGGGGCCCGGCTCCCCATCAGGAGGAATGTCAAGGGAAGTCTGTGTTTTACCACACTATCAGTATACACTGTATATGCATCTTATTTCTGCAATGTTTCTGCAAACTTTACAGTTCGGTCAACCCATACCGGCAAAGGGCATATCTCCGGAGGGCTTCGTCCTTATCGTAGTAGATTTGCCGCTCGCTCTCGTTGAACTCCTGGCAAAGCCGCTGTATGTAGCCGTATTCCCGGCGGATGTAGAACAACTCAAGGATGCGCCGCTGCTTTTCCGTCAGGCAGTCCAGTCCTTTCTCAACCTGGGAGGTCTGCCACTTGACTACCGCAAGGTTTGCCGAGAGCGCATCCCGGCGGGAGATTGCGTTAATCAAATGATCTTCCCGGCCGCAGCCACCGCCCTTTACTGGTGTAGCATCGCTGGTAGCGGACCGAATGCCGTCCATCTGCTCATTGTAGCGGCGGATTTCTTCCGGCAGGCTTTCCAACGACCGGAGCTTATAGCTATGACACTTCAGCTCGTCAATGCAGATGCGCTTGTAGTCAATCATATTTCTCCCTCCTCCATCAGCTCTTTATAGCTTATCCCGTTTTTAAGGCCTGGGCTTTCATCGCTGCCTGTTGCCCGGAAATGGGCCTGCGGGTGGCTGGGGTGCATATACTCGATCATGGCAAAGTTGGCGAGGTCAACCAGCCATTCCGTATTTCCAGTTTCCCGGTACAGCCGCAGCCGTTCCTCTGCGCTGTCTATCGCCTTGGCCAGCTCCGGGTAGTTTTGGCTTATCCAGCCGTATTTGTAGTGAGATACAATAATCCTGTTCTGCATGAGGTTTATAAATCCCTTGCTCCAATCCCGCTGGAGGATATCGTTTACATTATCCATCTTTGTCCTCCCTGCATTCTCCACGGCTGCAGAAGTCGTCATCTGCAAAGTTGTAACCGACTGATCTATTCTCTGTTGGGTGTCTAAGTCTAAAACAGAACTTATAGGGTGGATGCAGTTCGCTAATTTTGTAGTATTTGCAGTCTTTGCATCTGACCACCGGCACCGCATCAACAGCTTCCTCCGCCAGCATCTTCATCCACTCACAGTCGGCAGGCTCACAGTCCATTCCCGGATACATTCTGTCGCAGATACTACAGATAATATCAACCGCAGTTTCATTTTTGATGTATGGCTTAATCATAGACATCCCCCTTTTCGTCTATCTTTGCACCACAATCCTCACAATATTTTTTAGTAGGCTTATCCCAACTGCCTTCAGTGGTAATGACAAAGCCGCACGCAGAGCAGCACCACTCGTCCCCTCCAAGATGTACCCACCGCCCGCACACCACCGGGGCAACATCAGCGGCGGGAAGTTTCAACATATCCATCTGAATAATCGATAACATCCTATTTTGAGCCACACTGTTCTCCGGTCTACGCATCCGCAAAACAGATTTCACTGCCGCTTCCCGCTTAATGTATTCAGCCATTGCCACCCCCTCATCAAGGCCAACACTTCGGCGGAATTCGGCTTTCTCTTCCGGTGTTTTGTAAGGCTCTGCCTCAGAGCAAAATTGAGAACCCATTACTTCCCTATTGTAATAATTGCATACCTCAAAATCATCACCATCATCGTCAACCGATTGGTACCAAGAGCAATCTTTACAGCGTACCACGGAAGCTACATCTTCCGTTTGCATATCCGCAAGCACCCGCTTCGCATCTGTCATCGTAGCGTTTGGTTCGGTTACTTCCAAAGCGGTCAACTTGGCAATCGCCGCTTCCCGGTCAATGTATTCAGCCATTGTCAGCCCTCCTCAACTTTCATAAAACAACCCCAAAAAGTTTGGCTTTTCTTCCCGCTGTGGTGTCCAAATAGAGGTTTCTCACCTATCGCGTCCCAGACATCACCAGCCGGTATCTGTGTTTCTGCCCACTTGAAAATCAGCACGCCGTCCGGTTTCAACACCCTCATACATTCGCGGAATCCATCATGCAGCATCTCTTTCCAGTTCTCGCCGAGCTGTCCGTACTTCTTCCGCATCCACGCATTTTCTCCAATGCGGCGCAAATGCGGTGGGTCAAAAACAACAAGTGAAAATGTGTTGTCCGAAAACGGCAGATCCGTAAAATCGCACTGTATGTCTGGATGCACAATGCATTTCCGTTCTGAATCATGCTTGGTGCTGCTCCAAACACCGGTAAACTCCTCATCGCGCACATCGCAATAAACCGCCGCCGGGTGTTGCTTATTAAACCATATCGTCCGAGATCCGCATGTTACATCAAGTATCCTTTTCTCCATTGTTCTCCTCCTAACATCCAGTCCCAACGCCATAATCGGGATTATTGGTATTCTTTGCGATTTCGTCTGCGGTCAGCGTATGGTTGCTTGCAGTATATGTAACAGGCCATTTGCACCTGTTCTGACACGCCAAGCACTCACAACGGTTACAGTTACTTGTTGTATTCTGACGGAATGGACAGAGATGATTGAAGCAGTCCATCATTCTACCTCCTGCATCCAAAACTCGTAACTACAATCTACGCACTTTTTCCTGGGGTCTTTACACATGCCGTCACCATAGCTTTCACACATTCTCTTTGCTTCCTTGATAAATTTCAGTGCGTCCATGTTACCTCCTTACTTTTGGAACAGTGCCAAAATGTCGTTGTACACTTGGATTACCACATCTTTTGCAGCGTCTACGGCATCGTATGTTACATTTTTAGCTATTGCCATCTTCATCGCCGTTTCCGAAGATGGCACGATCAAGAAAAGCACAATACCGATGATGCAAATAGTTGATCCTGTTTTCATTTTCCTTTTTGCAGATTTCTCTTCTTCCCTGCTGCACGCTTCATCAATAGACCATGCACCGAAACAAAGCAAAACAAGCCCGAGTACAAAGCCAAAGATAAGCGCTCCCCACTTCAAGGTGCTGGCACCATCAATCAGGTAAAATACCCACGGGTTAATTATAGGTTCCATCAGTTTATCCCTCCAAAATTCTCAAGATAATATTGCTTGCAGTCCTGCCAACCCTTGTAATAGGCTGCCTGCTCCAGGCGTTCCTGTTCCTCTGCTGTGATCTCCGCCTGGGCCACTTCATCCAAATGATTCCACCTTTCGGCCGAAATAGCCGAGAGAACCATTATGCAGAAAGCAGCTAAGATTATCGTAACTGCCGCTGCCGTCCAGTTCCTCATAGCGCATCCCTCCTAAATCCGAAGAATGTCTTTATTTGCGGCAGGGTCTCCAGCCTGTGGCCATCTACCGTTATCAGCGCTGCGTAGCCACGGCCTATCCAGCCATCGTGCCAAATCTCCCGGGCTTCGAAGTAGTCCACGCTCTCCCGGCGCTCTGTTGTTTTGCCGCAAACCCTTATCTCGATGTCGATTTTCCCATCCCGGCGCTTTATCCAATTCTTGGGGCGCTTATACTTACCTGATGCCGCCGCATCCTTGTAGCATTGTTTGGAGCAGTACTTTTGTCCCGGCTGGCCGAAATAGCCCTTCCCGCAGTATTCGCACTTCCTGGTCTCTGCTTTTTTTAAGCTGCTCTGACGGGACCGGATGGTATTCATGGCCTTTTGGCAGTCTTTGCAATACAGCTGCCTGGTGTTGGTGCTTCCTATCGGCCCTCCGCATCTCTTGCAGGGCCGGTTTGGGTCTCTCTTGATTCCATAGCGATACAAGATCGATGCCACAGAGCCGTAATCAAGATCAAGAATTAAGGCAATCTCCCTGTTGGTCTTGCCCTCCCGCACCAGCTGCTCCAGGAGCTCCGGGTCGTTTGAATTAGAACAGCCGATTTTGGCGGTAGGAGACGCTTTATCGTATGACATCATAACTCACCACCTTTTCATGCTCGGCCATCTCTGCGCGCATTTTTATGGCTTTGGTGGCAGCGTTCCATCGCTTGATAAATTCCTCGGCGCTTTGCCCCTCAAAAAGCGGATTCTCCCGCTCTATTTCCGTTCCGCGTTTACCCATTGTGTTACCTCCTCTATGTCAATTTCTGTTCTTGGGTTTTTTGGGTCATATGCCCCACGCAGCCGCAGCTCGACATGGTCAAAGCTATCATCGGCGATTACTCCACGGTGCACCAGCCCGTCCATCAGCATCTTGCCGTTGTAATTGTCTGGGTCGTGCCTGTGCCTGGTTGGGAAGTAGTAGGTGATGGTCACCACCGCCTTGCCCATTGGTTTGCACTTGGGGCAGTATGCAACAAACAGCTGCAGCCAGCGCTGCTTTTCTGCCCGGTACTCCCAGCCATTCAGCCGTCCTGCGTACTTGTTCAAAGATGGCGGGATTTCGGGGATCGTGATTTTCATGTGTCCTCCTCAAATCCCGGCAGGACGGTTTGCCCTGGAAGTATGCCGTCCTCCATCCACCAGTGGAACACATCAACGCCAGTTTCGTCCATCTCCACCCCTCTGGGCATACCCCGCAGCCGCCTCATTTCCATCATCTTGTCAAATGCCCTTATGTACGCTTTTTTGTATGTTGGGTATCTTGCGAACTCTGCGTATCTATGCTTTCCTGCCATTGGGCAACCGATGCACCCGACACGCTTCCAGCCCTCCGAGTACAGACTGCACAGTTTAACTTTTTCCCCTGTCAGGAAGTCCATGACATCATTTGTCTCCCAATCGATGATTGGGTTTGAAACTCGTTTTCCTTTCATCGTGCAAGTTTCAAACAGCCGCCTGTCCTCGTCGTTATCGTTGTTTAGGAATATAGACTTTTTCCTCCTTTTGGAAATAATCTCTAGCGCACCGCGACTTTTCCTCGCGGTGCTTTCGTCCCACCTAACGCCTGTTGTTATCATTCTGTCTTTCCCGCCGCCCTCTTTTAGCTCATCGCAGCAGTATCTTACAAGGCGGGTCGGTGGAATTAGCTTCCTCGGGATTAGGTTCCACATTGTTGTGCGTGTGCCGTCCGGTTGTGTGTGATAATCTATTTCGCATTTAATCCCTGCGAGTTCAAGTTCTCTGAATTTATCACGCACATGGTACACCGTTTCCGGCGCGTCTGCTGTTGTGTGACTATGCTGCACCTCGAATGGTATCTTTGCAATCTGTGCAAGGCGCAATACCGTGTCACTGTCTTTCCCACCGCTGTATGTTACCAGCAGCGGCTTGTCGTACAATGCCTGCGACATTTCAGCGGCTTCCCGTAATCTTTTTACGGCTATGTCAACTTTGTCACTCATGCGTTCTCCTCCATCGTCCGCTGCGCCAACGCCAGGTCATAGCTGGGCAGCTGCTTTACCTCTGCCATACCGGCCAGCTTTGCCCGGATATCCGCAGGCAGGGCTTGCATTTTGCGCTCGCTCTCCTGCCTTGCCCGGTAGCTGCGCATAAAGTTGGACTGTACCACGCTCTGCACTGTCCCGGTGTCCATGCTGGCCCATTCCCGCAGCTGGGATGGGTGTCCTACCAACCGTTGTAGGTTCTCCGGCAGGGCTGCAAACTCTTTCTCGCTGTTGTAGCCGCTGTTCCGCAGGGCCTTTGCAATCAGCGCCCATGCTTCCCCCTCGGAGAGTTCCGCCGGTCTGTTGATCTCACCAATAGCGGCTATGATAGCCCCAATGTGTGGAGGGAAGCCCTTGCGGTCGCTGGCAATGTGGGACTTAACCGCCGCTGCCACAAGGTTAGCCGGGTAGTCTGCCAGCATCTCCGCCCACAGATTTACCACCGCTTCGGCATCCTGCCGCTTCATGTCCCGGTAATAACCGGGGTATGCAGCCTTCAAAATCGACATGATTGCAAGTGTTTCAGATCGAGTCATGCTCTCCCTCCTCCCTCAACATCTGCAGGAACACATTGTCGGTTCCGTCCTGTGCCAGCTCGTCCTCCCACCTGCGCTGGTTCAGCCATGTCGCAGGGTTTGGTATGTACTGGCCGTTGTTCTCCCGCCATTGGCGGCTCTGCTTCTGTGCATTCACAGCGGCTATCATGCGGTCAAAGGTCTGCTTGTCCGGCTTGATGCGCTCAAAAGCCTTTTCCGCTGCGCCTTTGCCGACTTTCTTGGGATATTGCGCCCAAAATTCGGCAAACCGGCCCCCTTGGGGGGCATGGGGGGTACTTGGATTCGGATTCGGATTCGGATTCGGATTCGGATTGGATTCAGGCCGCAGCTCGCCGCAATCCGCCGCAACTTGCGGCAACTCGCCGCAGATTTCCGCAGACGGTGTAGAGCCGCTGCTTTTGGGCGGGTCGGGATATTTGGGTTTGCATTCTCGTATCCTTTGATGTTCGGCCCAAGTCGGGAACCAAAAGTAGGGCTTCCCGTCCACCTCGTAGAGGGAAACGCAGCCTTTGGCCGCCAAACCGTGGAGCTGTCTCT